TTCTTTTAATTCAATTTTATATGCAGCAGGTCTATCTTGATAGCCAAAATTTGATAGTTTTTCTGGTGGTAGATCATCATTATAAATAAATGAACCCATAATACTAAAATTAAAATCTTCGTTGTTGTCTTTAATAATTAAAATATATTTACCTTTCTTTTCTCCAGGTCTTATCAATAAAAAATTATATGATTTCTTTTCTTGGGTTCTTATTTCTATGTTATTTTGAAAGTCTGAGTCTGAATAAAATTGGTTATCATCACTATAAGAACCATTATAAAAGCTATTAGTTGCCTTTGCATAAGCAACCTCACCTAAAGCTCCTAAGATACCATCTGTTAGTTGTGATTTAATTCCTTTGGTATAACCATAAGAAAAGGTTTTACCCATTCTAAGGTTGCCTATGTACCTTTTTGATGCAATATTTAAGGCTAGTTCTACTTCATTTGGTTCTAGTTTAACTTTTATCATGTTTATCCTTTATTATAATAGTGTAAATTGTGTGTTAATATTATTATCTGTTTTATAATTTGTGTTAGTTCCTTTTGGATAATTTGAAATAGGATATTTTAATTCTTTTAATAACTTTTTTTTGTCTTTTTTATTAGCAATAATATAAATATATCTATGCTTTCTTGGTCTATCTATTAAATAAAATTTATCAGGATTATTTTTTCTTTCTTCTAAAGTGTATTGTTCGCAAATTGTTTTACTATGTTTATTGGTATTTTTCATTCTCCATTCAGTTCTTTTATCTGAAAGACCTGTATATATAAAATTGGTTGCTTGATAAATATAACCATTATGATTTTGACTTGTATCAGCATAAGAAACTAAAATTGTTGGTTTTGGTAATAACTTAAATGAGTTACCAACTAAATAAGATGCTTCATTTTTTTTATTATATTTTAAAACTAATCTATTTAATTCTAAAACTATTTTTCTGTTATCCATTCCAGCTATTCCTTTGCATAATGATTGTGATGGAGGAGAACCATAACAAACTATTCCGACAAGTTCATTTTTATAAAATAAACCAAATGAATAAGTTATACTTGGCATTCTTTTAGCATAATGAATATTTAATATAAAAGGCTTAGTATCTTCATAAGATATTTTGCGAATTAAATAATTATCCATTATTTTTTTGTTTATCTTTTCTTGCTTGATCTAATTGTTTAACCCTTTTTTCATATTCTTCAATAGTTTCGCCTGAGAAATATTTAAACCAACATGATGCACAATAATCTTTACCTTTTTCTATTATATCGGCACTCATACCACATTTAACACATTGTCTAACATCACCATACATATTCATTCAAAATATTTATTTCCTTTGCTTATATTTTGTTTAGCGGTCAAATATTGAAGGTTATTTTCAACATGAAGTCCAGAAACATTCTTACCCTGTAAAGGCACAATGTGATCTACATGGTAACCTTTAGGACAATTTTTATATATTTCTTTTATCTTTTTTAAATTAGACCATTTAGGAATTGCATTAAATTTTAATGCTCTGCGTTTATTAGTTTTTGCGTTCATTTTTGCTTTACCTTCATCAGTAGAATAATATTTTTTTCTATATAATCTTTGTTTTTCTTTATTAATATGATTTAAATAATATTTTTTATCAGATATTTTTTTTCTTTTTAAAACTTTTGGATTACTTCTGTATTTTCTTTGATCTTTTAAAATTCTAATTAAATATTTATCAAATTTTTCTAAATGTTCTTTTTGTTTTATATTTAATTTTTTATTTTTTAATTTTAAATTTTTAAATTTTCTAGCAATTTTTATATTTTGCCAAATAATTTTAGCATTTTGTTTTCTTTTTTTTATACCTTTTTTTGATTGTGCATATCTTTTTTGTTGTTCTTTACAATGAGTAGTTTGTCTATATCTTTTTAATGCCTCTTTTCTCTTGCCAGATACTGTCCAAAAAATTAAACAACATTTTCTTGAGCAATATTTTTTAGTTTTTCCTTTAGATTTATCTTTAAATTTTTTATTACAAATTTTGCAATTTTTTTCTTCAATGTCTTTAAATTTTCTTTTAAATTTATTTAAAAACAAACCTCCACAATATTTACTGCAATATTTTTTTACTTTGTTTTTAGTATTATCAATAAAAAGTTTATTACAGTTTAAACATTTATTTTTAATTGATTGCATAATAAAAAATAAGTAATGCGATCTCTACTGCGATAATTGTTTCAAGCATATTATTTTATCCTCCATACTCTTACACCAGATTCATTTGTTTTTTCTTCTGGAATATTGCATAAATTTCTCTCTGCAACAGAACCTTTTCCATAAAGTTCTATTAAATATCTTCTTAAAGTTTTTGGTGCATTACTCCAATAATTGAAATCAGCTTGTTTTTTAAGTGTATCATTCCATTCATCATCAGTATATTCATCTCTTTTTACATAATTTGCATGAGCAAACTCTGGTAAAGGAAATTTAATACTATCTCCAATTTCCATTTTTTTAGCAATTAAATATAATGGATTAGTTAATTTACCTCCTTTTCTTGAGTCTTTTATTAATGGCACATTTTTTTCTATCTTAAAGTCCTCAGACATTCTATTTGATCCTTTCTTCTTAGGTTTTTAATTCTATTCCAAGTAACACCATTGATAGACCTAGATCCCTCAATGATGTTCTTGAAAGTTTGTATAGCTAACTTTTCTATATTTAGCTTAGTTGAGAGTTTGTCTTTTTCTTTCATTTATATTCTTTTTTAATTGGTCTAATTTCTTGCTCCAAAGACTTTCCCAACCTTTAGGACAGTTCCATCTCATATATTCTAAGTTCCTTATTCTCCTTTTATCCCTTAAAGCTATATTAAAATCATAGATCAAAGGCAAACCAAATTTATTTCTTGTCATAATTGTATTTTACTTTTAATTTTCGTTGATTACCTCTTTTAAATTCAAATTTCCAAGTAGCATCATCAACGATTATTTTATGAGCTTTTTGTCTTAGCTTTTCGCTTTGTTCAAATAACTTTTTTATTTGTTTATTATCTGCAATTGATGAATGAACTAAATTAGATCCATTAAACCAATCTGCAACCATTTCAGCATCATATTGACTTATTCTTTTATTCATTTCTCCCCTTTATAAGTTTAACTATATTATTAAAGTATTTTTTAGGTAAAGGCAAAATAACTTCCTTTTTCCTAATCTCTGCATCTTCCATATCCATGAATGAATAAAACTTCTTTCCTGGATTTCTTTGTTCTAGGTCTTCTGTTATTGATTTAAAATCTTTAGCTTTCATTACTCCCTCCTTTTAATTTATACTATTACTAATTGGTTGATATTTTGCAAAGTTTAATTCTTGTCTGAATTTTTCAATTTCTGATTTTAAATGAAATCTTGAAATAGTATGCTTTGCAATCTTTCCTTTTTCAAAGAACAACCAACAAGAAGTTTCTTTAATTGGTTGTCCCATGTCTTTTAATTCATAATTAGATAATATTTTCATTATTGATTCCTTTCTTTTGGTTCAAACCATAAAATAACATTAGCCATAAAATCCCAATAATTAGCTGCAACTTTATCTTTTAACTTTTCGCTAGGGTTGGGATCTATTGAACCCATTTTGATAGCTAGGTCAACAATTGCATAATTATAATATTCAATATCTAATGCTAGACCAGATAACCATTCACTCATGGCTTTGAACTTTCCAACTCTTTCAATGTTCCAACCATACTCAGAATTGAAACGATTAAAAATATAATTAATCTTGTCTTGCTCTGTAGTGATTGCTTTACCTTCTAAGTCTTCTTCTATAGTTGATAGAATATAATTCTTATAATTCTTTTTATATTCTGTGTGGTGTAGTTTAGTCATGTTTTTGGTTTCCTTTCTTGATTCGTTAAACATACTATCTTGTATAACTTCTGTTCTATATTGTCAACTATATAAGCTAAGATTGTAGAAATATTTATGTTCGCTAAATGTTCTTATTGATTACCCAAAATTTGACATATAGAAGGTCTAGCAAGGAAGGAATAAAAGAATATGGAA